TTTTTAGTATTCTGAGTGAATTGTCTAATAAAGAAATTTTCGCCATCATTATTATCTAATTGTTGCTGTTCTTTATAATCGTTTGATAGTAAATATTTTTTTGTACCGTCATCATTTTTGATGTATTCCTCAAGGTCATAAGGATATACAAGACATACATCCCATCCTTTGTTTTCAACCTCATCAATCAAAAAATAATCTGGAACATTATTTCTTTCATCATAAGTTACCCTATTGATATTTTTGATATTGTTAATGTAAGTAAGAATTTCATCAAACTCTCTAGCAAAAACCCTTAACGCCTTTTGCATTTTTTCACCACCGTGAACATATTCTTCTTCGCCACCAACTGTAAATTCACGAGTATATGTCCAGTCAAAATTTTTGATAGCCTCATGGGTCATTGACCTATAAAGATTATCAGTAAACAATGCATCATAAAACTCTCCAATTTCTGAAAGCTTTTTGGTGTAATCATTGAACCCGTAAGAAGAAGCATCAACATTATAGTCACCATATGTTGTAGGGAATACAAAATCTTCAGTTTCCCTATAATAACCTCTTTCGTTTTCTTTGATTACAGAAAAAACAGCCTTATATTTTGGAGTCGTTTTCCTATCTAATATTAACTTTTCAAAGTTATCGCATTCATTATAAAATGGGGCAATGATTTTTTTCTCACTTGGCCTTATGTGGGTGTCAACCGCATTCTTAGACAGATATATTATTTCATTATTATCTCCAACCCAAGCATTAACTATAACCGTGTCTGCGGTCACACTAGCCATTTTATATCCTTTGCATGGTGTTGAAAAATAACAATTAATGTCACCACACATCGCGCCATGAGCAATTGTATAGGTTACAGAAGAGGTTGATTCTGGCATTGCGCTACTTACTTGTTCATATGTTCCAAGAGAGCCGTAAACTTTTGTTGTATAACAATCTCCATTTTTTGTAGTTTCTTCAATCCAATATTTAGTAGAATATTCAACGAATTTTTCATGGATTGCTCCACTTTCAAAACTTTTCACTAAATTTTCATAATCTTCCCTACCTTCTTCTGTAGTTTCATCGTTTTGACTCTGTAGCCACCAAACCTCGTTATTGTCCCTATTAAAATACTGTTTTAAAACTGTTGGCTTTAAATAATTATAATAAAAAGCGTCTGCACCATAGATACTATCCAATATAATCTCATATTTGACTACTTTAACAAAATTTTCTGTTTTCCATGATTCGATAATATTGTCATCTTGTGGTTCATCGTCTCCTTGTATAATCCGATAATTTTTATACCCATTGTTGGCAAAATATTTTATTTCTTTACCCTCCAAAGGTTTTTTGATAGAATGTATATCAATACCAAAAGGATTATCTACATAAAGTTCAGAATCGTCTATTACGATTTTGCTATCACAATTATCACAATGAATATACTTACTGTCATCAACAGTTATTGGTTTACAAGTTCCTTCATATTTTGGCTCACCAAATGGAACTTTCTCTTCAATCTTTTCAAAATCAACTGTTATTGCAGATGTATAATAGGCATTTTCACTAGTTCCATAAAGTTCTCCTGGAAATCTTTGCAAAATGTCATTAATTGATGCCCTAAACATTTCACTCAAAGACCCATAATATGCAAAATCACAAAAATCATAATAATCTTGTTTGAGGACAATCTTTACATCATTCTGGTCCTCAAACTCACTAGTCATTCCACTTATAGTCTCAAGAGTCCAAGTATCGCCACTTTCGTTTTCCTTCCATTTAGACTGGTTGTACTGATTTGAGATTTTACCATCATTTCTAACTGTAATAATAAAATTACTACTTTTATAGATTGGAATTTGTCCAGGAGAGAACTGATTGACACCTCCAATTGTAGTGATGTCACGTTCCCATATAGTACCATCCTCTATCTCTTGGTGCTTTTTTTTCAGTACATAATTTGAATGTGATTTTATTAAAGCCATTTGTTTTATCCTATTTTATCTGTAATTGTTTGACTAAAATCAATACTATTTTTTTTGTTTTCTTTAACCTCATAAACTGGTTTTCCAGTATACTGGTCTTTAAGTGTAAAATGCTCTGCTTGATGATATATCTCGTTCTCATTGTTAAATGTTGTAACAAGACCATTATCCAAGTCTCTAAGTTGGCTGTTTTCCAACATATAACTGATTGTATCAGCATCGTGGGTTGTCATTTCAATGTCTAGCTGTATTGGTTCAAAAAATGTATTAACCAAAAGAATTTTTTGTGTAGGCTTTCCTATATAAGGAAGTGCATTGTTCTTGAATGTAGGTGCTGACGAAGGCGATACAGTTACGAATATCAAACTAGAACTATCCTCATAACGGTATGTATAGGATTTGTCGCTAGATGAATTTGGAGCACTAACGACTGGTTCGCACTTATTATTAGATGTGATAATTCTATAATAATCTTGTCTGTTACCGTTTTCATCTAAATAAATTATTCTATAGCCCACCAACTCATTGTTTTTCCTAGCTTTTGTTCTAATGCTAGAATTTTGTATTTGCATGGTATCTAGCACCAAACCCCTAACATTTGGAAATGCTGTTAGATTCCCTACGTCAGTAATGACTGCTTCTATTTCTTTTGGTTTGATGTACACAGTATAAAAGCCTTTTTTATTGAACGCACTAAGAGGTAGTTGAAGGTTATACATTCCCTCAACATATTCATCAGCATCGTTATTTTCCATTTCTCTTTTTGCTTGTGTCAATATACTAGAATCCAAATGCATAAATTTAGCGTTTGTAATTGAGTCATAACTTCTAGCTTCGTGATAGCAATAAGATATGTCAACTAAATTTGGGATGTCAACATTGGCTATATTTATAGGGATTGTGGTCCCATATGCTCCGACACTCATATTGTTTTATTATTTAATCTATTATTTTCTTTAACTCTCCATTATTTTGAAGAAATTGTTCCCGTACTTCTCTAATGCCTCTAAGCTTGTTACCTCGCCAAGCTTCAAATGCTTTTCAAAAGCAGCATTTATGCCTCTGTCTATATAAATATCAGAGTCCACATTTTCCATTGAAGAAATACCAAACATATATTCTTCTCTAAATACTGGCAAGACTTGCATGCCATTATGCTCTTCCATATCTTTTTGATTATTAAAAAAATCTGTATTTCCACTAAATATGTTTATATTAAACCTAAAATCTGCCATAGGAACACTATAAGATGAATTATATTGGGAATCATCAACATGCTCCATTATTTGCGTTAGTTTGTAAACATAAATTGGATAACTAACAGAATGGTTGCATACGTCATTTATTCTTGAAGGCACTATAGAATCAAGGTTTTTAGGCTTTTTGAGATAATATTCTCTATTCTCCTTAACAAATTGTACGGTTTCCTTATATTCTACTCCATAATTGTTTCTATTAGGTTCATAGCATAAATTATAGTTTTCATCTTTTTTTCTTCTAAGGGTAGCACCAATATAATATGTTATGTCACAGAATATATCATCGTAAAAACTATACATCACTTCTTCGTCTTTCTCCAATTCCTCTTTTGCCATTGTTGATGCGGAAATTGCACTTAATGATGTATAACCGCTAACTTTTTCGCCATTCATCTTAATTGTATAGGTATCGCCACTTTCTAAAACCACATCTACAATAGTTTCTTTCGGAATTGTTTCGTCAGTTTCCTTATAGTAAAATGTCATTCTAGTTATTATATCACCAATGAAATAGTTTTTATCGTCAACAATATCATCTAAATCTTCTTCAGTCAATGAGAATCTTGAAATATTTGCTGTATTTCCAACTTGATATAACAGTTCCAATACAGTTCCTTCTGGTGGTTGATGATTATATATTGTATCACTATTGATTTCATATATACCATCAATGTCATTTCCCACATCATCTGTAAGAACATTGTAAAGTCTCAAATCAGACAACTTAGATATGGTTCTACCATTTATTTCATTAGCTGAATACAAATTAACTTCAAATGGACAATTTACATTTATGAAAGGTTTACCGTCAAAATATTCTGTGCTGCTGCTAACAACCGCAACATCATTAGGAACTACATCCATAGTTTCGCCACTTATTATTTTTTCGTCATCCTTATATGTAACATAAATTATGTTGTTTAGATTATCGGTAGTGTATGCGCTAATTCTGAAAAAAAACGTTTCATTTATTGTTATATCTGTGTCGGTAGAAGAAGATAAATTATAAGCATTGTCATTATAATAAATGTAATAAATTTTTTCGCCATTTAACTTATTCCTATCGAAAGAAATATAATCATTAAAGTTGAAAGTCCTACCACTACAATTTATTTCTGTTGAACTAGAATTTGGTTTCTTGAAAAACGGAAAATAGAATTTGTTTTTTGGTTCATAAAACTCTGCGTATATCTTTTTCCCATTGATGAAGGTGTATGGCGTATTAGTACCTTTCTCTCGGAAAATCATATATTTTTTATTTCCTAAATATTTGTTTGCCTTGTCGTATGTCGCATACTCAATTTCATTTATTGGGTATAAATCGCCATTAATTAATATCCACCCGTTTTCTCTGGTTGTTAAAAGATATTTTTTGGACATCTGAGATTCCAAATCTTTTTCCGCTTTCTCGTAACTAGAAGCTGATGACGTATATTTCACGTTTTCATCGTCATATGCGAAATAGGTAATAGCAGATACATAGAAATCATTTTTGTAGTCATACTTTACGTCATCATCCCACTCATATTCATGATTTACATAATAATCTGTGTAGTCAGTCCATCCACTTATTTGAATATCTCTACTGCCACACTTAGGACATCTACCATAAAACACACCTTCATAGCCACAAGTATTACAAGATGAAACGTATTTCTCCATATAGTCTGGGTTAAATGTATAACCACTACCATCATTTAGAATAACTGAATGCCCATCAATGGTGCTAACTGTACCAGATAAAGTGTTTTCACTATCTCCGTAATGTGCAGTCCTATAATCCTTTCCAATTTCATATTCTTTAGAAAATATACTGAATTCTCCCAAATCATCAATAGAAACTTGTAGTTCAGTAGGTAAAATTACTGTTGGAAGAAAACAATCGGTACTATCACTGATTTTGCTTGAATTTTCAACAATTTTATATTGAATGTTATTGAACCATTCAGACATTGCAGAATATATACGCTCGCCACCTCTGCTGAAATACTCTTCGCAATCACAGCAATCTGTAATGGCACTTGATTTGCAATCCCAAGAATCTAATTCTCCATTTTTCCCCTTTTTAAATGCGTCTTCATAACCTTTAATTATTCTTTCCTTAAACCAAGCTATCCATTTAATCACATCAGGATAAAATAACCTATCCCTTTTCCAATAGTCTTTGTATTTCATTGGTATGATAAAAGAAGGAACAACGTTATCACAAATCCATTTGAAAAAACCAACGTCATACACATCTACCATTGCCATTCTATCAGTAGGTGTTTTCTTTTCGTCATGAGCTTCTTCAGGAGTTTTTGGTAAATATTCAGATGTATCTTTGTCAAAAACTAGAACTTCAACTATTCCTCCCTTTTCAGCAAACTCATTATCCAAATCCAAATATGTTTGTTTATCCGTTCCGTATATCATTTGATTGGCATATTTAGTACCGCTTTCATAATTGTAATAATCTTCAGCACTAGTATACACCCTATTACAATGACTATACTGCTTCAATAAATTATAATATTCATTAAAGAAATGATACCATTTACTGAGGTTTTCAAATGACAAAACAAATTCACATAATTCATCATATGGCGAGTTGCCATAACAATGACAACCGTCTGTAACAGTGTATTCTGAATAAGTGTGACTAGAATAAGGCTTTGGAGAAACAACAATATTCACTGGTATCATACCCCAATTACTAGTATATTGCCACTCCCTATCAGTCAATGATTCCTTATCAAATAGATAAAAATCGTTGTCTTTATACGCTGGCCATACACTAGGCAACCTAGATGTCATCGGTTCTAAAGATATTTGTTTTTGTATTGTTCTCATTCCACTTCGTAATTAAATGCTTTTATATCGAACTGCCTTCTATTAACATTGACAATTGCCCTAATTTGCTGGTTTTTCCTAATATTAACTAACTCTTCTTCTGTTGGATGTTGTGACTCATTCATTATCTTCATTTCAAATAAATTAAGATTGAGTATGCCATTTTCATCTTGTTTTACATACCTATCGTCAAACACATATCCATACTCTTTTCTATCAAAGTCATAAACTGCATATAAAGGTATATATGTCTGGGCATATACATATGACAGTGGTATGCCTTGTTTAAGTTCTGCTAAATCGTCGATTCCAGTTATGCTATTCGTAGAAGTACTTGTAAATTTCAATGCATGCTCTGGATACATTTTATTATAAGCAGTTCCACCACTGTCTGTTGTGTTGCCACTCCAATGCATAGGTATAAGGAACGGTATTGTTTTACCAATCCCAGCATGGTTAAATTCAATTTTCATATAAATAGGTTTCGGGTGAAGTTTTTCAGCGTATTCCCTAAAAATATAAACATAAAAGCCCTCAGAAGATGTATCTGTTATATACTTGTTGTCAACTACAAGCCTAGAACTTATTCTATGGTCATCTGTATCCATAGTAATTCCACTATAATCTTGCTCATAAGTATTATATTTTGTATGAGCTGATGCCCAATTTAAATATTCAGTTTTAACATCAATTTTGTTGGTTTTGTAAATATTTTCCGCAGAAGTGACATCTGTCTTAGAAGATAAAATAAATCCTGTGGTTTTATCTTTCTCAAATATAGGCTCAGAAACAGAACCATATTCTCTTTCATACTTTTTTGAATTATCAATAAACCTTTTAAACAACTTGTGTCCATCAACAAATATGCAAGATGTTGCCAACAATGATTGTGTTTGAGGGTCAGTGCTGTCATAAAACGATAATCTAGCAAATGATTTAGCGACTTTAGACCTTTGATAAAATATGTCATCGTTAGTGAAATATAATAGCCCCATTAAGTCTGAAGCCTCCATCAATGTCTGGCCGCTTGCTTCTCTTTTTTCTCTTAAAATATCACAATATGGATGAAAATCTGTTATAAACCAGTTATCCGTTGTTGCGCTAGTATCATATGTTACATCGCCATCGTTTACTTTCCAAGAATCCAAATTTCTACTTCTGAAATGGAAATTCAAATTTATCTTGTATATCGGTTTGAAAATCGTTGAAGAACCTCGATACATTTTATCTTCTTTATCGGTATATTCATGAATGTTTGTTCTGTTCTCGTCCTCGTAATACCCATAGACAAATTTTGGCAGATAAACGTCTTTCTCCATATCAACTATTGGATTGATAGCCTTTTCTTTTTCTGCTTCAAAAAAATCACGTGTCACTATATCATCTTGCATCGTGTTATTAGCAACGTCCATTCTTAACGATAAAGGAATATGAATATATCCGTTTTTAACAAATATAGTTAAATCATTGAACAAATCATAATAATCGTCACTAGACGTAGGCGTATTGTTCCTTAAAAATGGTAGATTACTTGTTATTGATTTATCTCCAAAAATTTTATTCTCGACATACAATGTGTAGGAATTTTGATTACTTACCACATTATTGCATATTTCATTAGTAATCATTCTCTTGAACTCATCCGTAAACTCAGTAATATTAACGTATGGTTCGCATATATATGTAGAATTACCTATTTTTTCTGTAATATTAAATGTATATTTTTTTGGTATATCAATTAATGCGTATTTGTAAAGGATTTCTTCATCATCAGGTTCTGTATTTGCGCTAACTTCCCTTATGATATATTTTTTATTATCTATAATAATTCCATCATACGGTTTAATACTATATATCGCCTCTGTTGCTGCTGTAGATGTGCCACTAATTATTTTACCATAACGTTTTAAAGTTCCACTAGAATATTCGCCATCATCAATTGTTTTAATAAGCATAGGCACTTTTTCTTTGCCTATCGTAACCAAACAGTTTTTATCAACCGTTTTTCCGCTTATATAATCAATGTCATATTCATTATCGTTTATGATTACTTTATCTAATAAATTTTTTTGTACTAGATATTTTCTAGAATTAAATATGACATATTCTTCATTTTCCCCACCATAAGAATTAGAGTTATATACAATAGATTCGTGTTTTTCATCCAAATTATTTTCAAACATGATTTGTTCTCCAAGTTGTAGTGGAGAATGAATATTGTTAAGATAAACTATTATCTCATTACCATCATTTGCGTTTAAAACATCGTGTTCAACTTTAAAATACGTCTTTTCTTCGTCTATATAAATGAATGCAATAGCATTTTTTAAGTCATTCATATTATATACTCTATGCGATAAAATATTATCAGAATTAATTAAAAATTCGTCATTATGATAATTTTCATAATCAATTCTTGATGCTTCATCTATAAATTCGTCAGCAAAATATAAAGGATATTCTTTTGTTGCTAAATTGTCGATTCTGTCTTCAGTTTTAGCACTTATAACATACAATGGTATTTCACATACAAATTGATATGAATCATCAGAGTATTTTTGCTTCACGTTACAATAATGGTCTTTGTACTTGACATAGTAAAAATACCTAGCAAAAGTAATTCTATTGAATCCTTCCTCTTGTCTATCGTTTTTAGTTAATTTGATTTTAGTGACTTCTTCATACATAGTAGAGGAAGAATATGGATGGAACTCAATGTCTTTGCACCTTGTAATAACTGAAGGGTCTAATGCGTCACCAGTTTCTTTATACTTTAGTATTCCATTATCACCTTCGTTTACGTCATATACATATACGCCTCCATCTATTTCAACTTCTCCATCCTCAATCCAATATACAGTATCTATTTTAATTGGATTTGCCGTTTTTCCACTTTCAACTTTAATTGCCTCAACAATAGCAGACGATGCTTTATCATAATTTAAGAGATTGTTAATTGTATATCCAGATTTATCTTCGTTTGGAAATTTTCCCCAATAAAAAAATTTGTCTTTATTAACGATATATTGATAATCAATCGTCTCTCCACTATTTACGATTGAATAATCAATGGTTGAACTTGTGAATACATCATATTCTTTTTCTTTTACAATGATATATCCTTGCCTTTTAACATTTTTGCATTCAACATTAAGAGTACTATCTGTATTGTTAATGCTATTGGTTGATGCTAGTCTTTCAAACTTTTCAAGATGATAACTAGGTTCAGTTACCCCAGTGATATATGAAAGGTCTGGAGAGAGATATTTCTCTTTCCAAACCAATTTATCTCTTTTAATGCTATTATCGCTTAATTTAATTTCGTATTTTAACATTCTATATCTGCTTCCTTAATGTAGTTATCTTCTTTTGTCATATCTGTTATATTACCCTCAATGTCTGTGGTATTATACAAATGATAATTATTGTATGGGTCTTGTCTTCTGACATACAAATCAATTCTTCTATTGACGTAAAACGCACCATTCGTGAACGGATATTCCTCTACCGAATCATCGCTTTTGTTAAAGCCATTATTAAGCACATTTCTCCAGATTATTCTGCAAGTACCATCTTTTAAAATTCTCGCATAAGAAGGAACGTCTAAATTATCCATTTTAAATAATTTGAAACTTTGCACTTTAATTGATTCCATTGGCTTTTGCGTTGACAACTCCTCTATGGCGGTTTCTTTTCCTTCTGAATTAACATATGTTATATCCGTTAGTTTATCTGTTTTCTCATCATAAACTCTGCAAGTAAATGTTCTATAATTATCTGTTTTCCCACTAATTGCAATAAGTTTATAATACTTATCCCTTATTGTGTCATATAACATTGCTTTATCGCCATCGCTGAGAAAATGCTGCTGCAAAGTAACGAATGTATACAACCCTTCCGTTTCATTTTCTCGTTTAAATTGCCTTATCGTTAAGAAATCTGGCGTTATTGTTTGAAGTTTATCAAACGTTTTAATCGGTATTTCATAATGTGGATTGTAATAATAGCCTTCTGGCAATCTAATGCAATCTTCAATTTGAGTTGTTTCTATTGTATATTCATCACCAGCATCATAATCATCAGTTTTAATTTCGTCATACACATATGATTCAAAATATTGTCTAGCATTTTCACTTATTAGTTCTCTTTGTGCCGTGTTAAATCTATGATTGACATATTGAATATGTCTTTCTATTGCGTTATAATTGTCATAGTAGCACAAATCGCCATAAAAATGTTTATCAATATCATACCATATTTCCCTAGCCTCAACTATAATTCTATTATTAGTTGATGAGTAATAACACCTATCTTCAATTTTTTTATTGCCATTTATTAAGTTTACATCATAGCCAATATTAAGTCTATCAATATTATTTATTCTTACAATATTACGTATAGAATTATCATATATTGTCTCATCAGATGTTTTAATACCACAAGTAACTGGTCCAAAACAATGAGAAAACTCAACATTTTCAAACTCTGTGTTTATTTTATTGGTCGCCCATTCTCCCCCCATTTCATTATTCCAATCGTACCCATACCATTCTTTATAGCCTTTATTGTTTTTTATTATGGTCAAATACAAACTTGTTAATGGCCTTCCAAGATTATCATGTACATTAGAAATGTCGATGTCATCGGTAAATACAAGTTCTCCAACCTCGTCTGTGTATATGTTTTTGGCGAACGCCAACCTACTTATATGATTTTCGAAATCATATTTTTTATCTTGATATGTAGATAACATGGTCTCGCCATTTTCACGCTGTCTATATATTTCATACTCAGATGAAGTGTCACCGCTTGCAAACTTAAAATTAGGTAATTTAGAAAAAATCCTAATGTAGTAATCGCATTCTATGTCTCCGTATGTCTTTTTATATGATATGTTTTGAGCAGTATCATCAAAATTAACGTAACTGTTGTTTATTACATAATACTTATATGGTTTAGAAGGGTTTTTAAAATAATGCCCTCTAGTGTCCATTGTATATGTTTCCTCATCAACTGTGATTGGCGTGCTACCATCTTTTTCGTTATCTGCCAAATAAACCCAGTGCTTACTTATTTGCGTGTTTGAGTTAAAAACCATGAAAATATAATCATCAACTATTTCGGCAACTTCTGCATTATCTAAAACCTTTTGGTTTATGGTTTCTTCTGCTTCTGATTCTTTCACTTCTTTTGGTTCTATCAATGGGGTTTCGCTACTACAATCTGATACGGCTTGATAATCAGATTGCAGCATATCGAACATATCTTCAGCCTCTTTTCTATTGTAAAAATAATCACTAATTCTATTGCCGTAGCTATCAATTACCCAATATCGTTTAGATGTGAATGTTTTATATATGTTAACATAATCTCCTTTGGAAAGCCCATGTTTTGCAATACTATATATAACAAGTTGTGTTGTTCCGTTATCAGCCCTAATGTTTTCATCAAAATATATTGCTTTCAAAGAGTTTAAACCGTCATTTGTCTCAATAATATCTCCAAAAGGCTCTGTTGACGAACTTGGCGTATAGGAAGAACTTGGATAAGTGATACAATAATTCCAATTTTTTTCAATTCTTTTTTGGAAATTATTATATTTTGGAACAAAAGAATACAAATCACGGCCTGGATACATATCAACGAAATCTCCGCTATTCAAATATGAAAGCGGTCTCTCTATTTCCATTGAATCATTTTTTGCAAAATTAGAATAACTTTTAATTTTTGGCCTATTGTAGAAACCAACCCAACCGTTATACTTAGGTATAAGCCTTTCTTTTAACGTTTTTTTGTAACTTAAAATATCATCATATTTATAAAGATGTAATGTAAGTAATTTAAGATATTCTTTACCATCAAGTGAACTCTCACTTATTGGGAAATATAATTTCTCAACAACCTTTTTGCCATCTACAGTTCTCATTAAATCTGCGATAGTATTAAAAGCAGTGTAATTTTGGTCAACATTTTCTGGGCATTTACATACAGTCTTAAACGTGTTACTCCTAACTAGATGATTGTTAAGAAAATCTAAACCGCAATGATAGATGAAACCAATGTTATTTTTTGATAGTTGCGTATCCCTGATTGCATTTGTTGGATGGTTTATTGCTGATTCAATTACGCCATTAGTATAATGTGTAGTATTTGTAATATCATACAATTTTGTGTTTGGTGGTAAATTAAAAACAGAAGTATCGTGTGACTGGTATTTCATATTTCCACTATTCCAAAAACTCATAGTTTTTGGTTTATAAATGACATTATCAAAAGTTGGACTATCTCCAGAAGGATTAAGAGAATAATTAATAAAAGTAACAGCACTACTGCCTTCGTTATGTACTATTTCTGTAATACGATTAAAAAGAACATTAGAACATATAGGATTGACTTGGCAAGTCAATCTTATCCTATTGCATTTTTCCCTTTCTTCCCTATACTGGTCATATTGGCTTATTACCTCTGAAACATCATTCAAAGGTAGAAGTTTTCTCCTACCCTTGAACTGCACATCTAAGCCCTCACTAGTATTGGAAGACTTTTTACTGTCAAATCCTTGTAAAAATATTTTTGTATCCATATTATTCTATGCAGAAAACTGTTTTACTTTTAATTCCCTCTTCTTCTGGAAGGTCATCTTGGCTAGATAATGTTATTAAGAAATATGTATCTCCATCAAATATTTTGTATGTGAAGTTAGTTGGTGTCTTAGCATATATAGCCATTCTAACTGGTTGTTTGCTTTTTCTTGACTCTTCATCCCATCCAGCCCACTTATCGTCTCTCAATATGCCCATGTTTTGGTCCCATTTGACAATGAATCTTAAATGTTTCCATTGTGTTCCTTCATCATGACTAGATACCTCTACTCCATCTTCGACAAAATATTTATTGTCATAAGAATCAATAAATTCAAAGATATAACCCATGTTTCTATAATCAGCAAATGCATAGTTCTGAATTTCTACAGGATTACCTTCTTTTAAAAACCTCATTTCAAATGACAATACTTGCGTATACATTTTACCTTGACCTTCTTTTGGTTCTTCTTTAGTTTCAACATCAACAGACTCGACATTTCCTTCTTCGTCTCGTTCAATAGAAGTTCCAGTTGGTTCTTTAACTGGAGTAACTGTATCTATTTTTTTATACTCAACATAAGAAAGCAATAAAGGATTACCTTGCTCGTCCTTTTCACCACTATCAGATTCAGAAATTGATTTTACTAGCAAATGCCTACAATCATATATCTCAGGAAATTCTATAAGTCTAATGTGTCTTGTTAATGTGTCATCATCCTTATAAACATATTCTCTATCAATAAGCATTGTAAATGCATATATTTGTTTTGCCATTAAATCAATATTTTCTTTAAAGAATCTGATGTTTGCAAAATCATTATCATTAGAATTTAATGGTTTTCCTTCCTTCCAAAAGAATTTGCCTGGAACTAGTTTTCCCATTTTTGTTTTAAATTTATCATCAGTATTAACACTAACTCCTTGCGGTGTATATATATCTGTTGTTTCAAATAAATTCCAAAAGCTTGTTGTATCTTTTGAAAACGTATAAAACTCAACATCACTAATTGCAGCATCTAAAGATTTTCCATCTGCATAAGTGCCAAACTCTGATTCTGGATTAGCTGATTTAATATAGGTTAAACCATCAGTCTCGTTAATATATGGCAAAACTTTAATTAATTTTGGCGTTTTTGTATATATATCAAAATCTTGAAAAGGTGTATCGTCTTTAAGGTTATAACTAAAATTCAAATTGGCATATTTTGCATCGAACCTTTTCCACCCATCACAGTCATCTTCTCCACCATTTCTTATGAACACAATATTACCAAATTCTTTATTTGTTGCGTTTGGTGGAATAAACTTAATTGGCTGTATAAAGTTCAAATTAAAATTAGTTTCCTCCTTAGACTGGACTTTACATTTAATAAAGCCATCATTACCTTTAGATACTTTCATTCCATATGAACACCCTTCATTAGTAAACAAATACTGCAAAGATGGATAAATGTTACCAATATCTATAAACCTTTTTGTTGGATATGTTTTCTTTTCCAACACATCTTTTCTATTGAAATCATAATTATAAAGTTTTTCTTTAAAATTCGTTGGATAATTGAAAACATAAAATGGGTTTACTAAATTACAAAAAGCATCTTTTCCGTATTTACTATCTTGGTCTGATAAAAGACCACGAGTAGTATACAAAGTAAGCCTTTCATGATTAAACATAGACCAATAGAAATTTCTGATGTCAAATCCAGCGAACTCATTAGCATAAGATTCTTTAATAATTTGATGGTCATCATCAATTTTATCGAAAACTTGGTTATCAAATCCAAAATCTCTGCCTTTATAAGTAATCTTGTGCATCTTAGACCACACAGTACTTTTTTCGTGATTATACAAGGTTACGGCTTCCATGTATTTTGACTCACCATATTCATCTGGTGTTGACAGATAATCACTAACTCCAACTTCCCTATCATTTGAATCCGTATGTGCATATTTATCACCATCTGAATAATAGTAAGAGTACTCTAATCGTTTATTGGCCTTTTGCTTTATTACCTCGCCAGTAGTATCTGCGGACAGTACTGTTGTGGCAGAAATGATGTTATATTCATCATCATATGACATTTCGATGCCATTATAAGTAAAACCGCTAATTCTTAAAGATTTCCAAGGTCTTTCTTCATTATCCTCAGTATGTAATCTGAAATTTTCCCCAATTATAGGTCCTAAAATAGTTAAATCATAATCATAACGTCTATCTATATTCAACGCTCTTAGCCAAGGATTAACAATTCTTTCCTTGGAATCTCCGTATTTAGTCAAATCTTGTTTGCCTTGTTCATAAACTTTTTCGAATGTCTCTATATTTGGACGTTCATCATCAACTCCTAAATATTTCAGAATATTTTCTTGATATGGGCTTATAGATGCAAAATTAGGTTGTCTTAGAATACTTGGTTTTTTTATTAAATGATTTTTTGTTCCAGGAACATATCCACCATTATGCGTAAATCCAGCAAAATAGTTACCAATTAGCCCCCTATGTCCATTATTCATATAAAGACTGCTGAACTCTGGGTCTCCAGTTTTTACCTCACTCGCAGTAATTTGTGAATGGCCACTTGCGTTCAATCCGACAATATTAGGATAATTTGTTGGGAATGTAACCATTCCATTATCTTTAAATAAGTATGATTGTCCATCGTTTGCTGCAAGAAACTTTGACTCGTCATCATAATAAGGAGCGATACTCCTAATAAGAAGTGGTTGTGTTCCACCAGTGGCCGTAAATTCAAAGTCATTTTGTCCTTCATTACGAATGTAAACGGCATCAGATAGCGCAAACATTGAATTGAATTTCATTTCAAGAATGTTCCTTTTCATTCCTTGCATATGTATATCATCATTAACCCTTATGTAATCTTCCCACAAATTCTTATTTTTGTCAGAAGCCTCATTTGGCTCAATGCTAAACATATATGAAGATTCTTGATGCACTCCAAACCA